ATACTTTTTTAAAAGTTGATCCAGCTAATGGTAAATGAAATAACATAGAATCAAATTCTGATTCATACTCTTTCATTTGATCCATTATCAAATAGTTCATGTAATCTTTAACACGTTCAGACTGTTGTTCTGTTGCAGGATTTTTAACACCTATGATGTCTGTTCTTACAGGTCCATCTGCAGGTAATAATTCTTTGTAAGCTTGTGCTTGAAACTGTGTTACTGCTTCTGCAAGCACTGGGTGTGTTGCACCTGAAGCTCCTTGAAATGGTTCTGTTCTATTTTCGTATTTGAATCCTAATAAATCTAAACCAGTTGTGTATGCGTTCTCCCAATCTTTTCTAGACGATTTATAGTCCGTATAATTTTGGACCATTTCGTTTCCAATTGGTTCTAAATTTTCTTCTGGTAAAATATCTGCTAAGTTATCAAAATGATTTTCTGTGCCCGGTATGTTTATAGCTCCCGGTTCAAAGTCAATTGTTGCACCACCATCTTCTTCTGGTACTACTTCAACAGGTCCTTTTTGTTCTACTTCTTCTTCCTGAACACTAACTTCTTGCATCTCTTCTTCTGAAGGGATTTCAATTTTAGTTCTAGTGTTAGGGAGTCCTTTATCTATATCTGCCATTTATTACTCCTATACCTTCTTAACACGATTAAATAGACCTTGCAACCCTTGTGAGTTTGGTCCTGATTCTGGTGGTGGGCCTTGATCCACACCAGCTAATTTAGCAATACCACCACCTGCAAAATATTTACTCATAGATCCTTTCATGTATTCTTTAAAACTTTTCTTACCACCATGCTTTTTGTAATACTGATAACCCTTGTGATGATCTGTTTCTATTTCTTTTATGTACTTAGCAGCATCTTTACCATAGCCACCACCAGTAAAACCTGCACGGCCACCTTTTGCTAAATTAGCAACACCACCAAAGTTTGCTATTCGTTGCATTTTATCTTCTTCTGACATTTGACCAATAAGTTCTGTATCTCTATCAGCTTTTAATTCTAATTGTTTTAATTGTGCAGGACTATAAAAACCTGTATCAAATAAATCTTTAATTGGTCCTAAAATCTTTCTATCATAGTCCATTCTATTCTGCATTTTTTGAGCATCAAACACTTCTTGCTTAGTTGCGAAAGCTTGTTGTTCTGGAGAACCAAATTTTGCAATTTCATATATACTTTTACCATAAGTAGGTTCTGCTCTTGTCATCGCTTGTATAAGTTCTCTTTCTGCTTTATTTTTATCTGCTAAAGAAAACATAGGAGCTGATCCAGAAGAATAAGGATCTTCTAAACTTGATACGTCGTCCTGATTAACTTTTAAATAGTTTTTATATTTTTGTTGTAGGTCTTCATCTTTTTTAAGTGCATCTGCATAATTAGCAGCCAGACCAGATGTGTCTGAACCTAATATCATTGTATTTAAATCTGTTTCTTTTTCTAAACGTTCTCTTGCATCTTTTGGCATTGCATATTTAATTAAAGATTTAGATAGTGCTTCTTTGTATGTGTCACCTGAATCTAACATTCTATTAGCCATAATAGCTCCATCGATAACAACTTCACCTGCAAGTCCATAAGGACCTAACAAACCTGATAGTGTTGTGCCTGTACCAACTCTAGTAACTGCTTTTATTTTTTGTGCTGTCTTTTTAGCTTGCGCTTCGTTCATGTTTCCTGATTGAAGTTGTTTTGATTCTGATACTAAACCATCCATAGCTTCATCTATTGTACAAGTTCCAGGTAAACCACCATTACTCTTTGGACAAAACTTCATAAGTTTTTTAAATAATGGAGATCCTTTTTTTACATTTACAGCTTCTTTTAAAACAGATTGAGATCCTATGGAAGGAAATGTTTTAGCATAACCTGCTTTAATACCCTCTTCTCTTATATTTAAATTTAATCCAGAAAGTTCAGCTAATCTTTTTTTAGATATAACAGAAGCGTATGGATCTTGACCTAATGTGAATGTTGGAAGTATATCTCTTACGGCTTTTGTTTTATATTTAGGATCTAATCGATCATACCACCCACTTCTCCATTGTTGCCAATTATTTATTAGTTGTCTTGGTTTAAAAGTTTTTCCTTTAAAATCTACCGTTCCATTTTTTAAAGCTGTCTGTAAAGCAGTTTCATATCTGCTATATTCTCCAATCATACTAGCATGAGCACCTTGGTTAAAGGTTTTGTCCATAAAATTTACAAACTGTGTTGAAGAAAAAGTTTTATTTTTGTATCCAGAACTTAAACCTGTTATTTCATTTAAATCTATATTAGTAATATCTATTCCTGCTTTTTTTAAGGCAGCTCTTGAGTCATCAATAAAACCTTGATAACTTTTTGTAAAGTATTCTTCACCAATGGCATCTTTAATTGTGTTATGTTTTAATCTTTTATAAGCGTCATTATATTCTGTTGGAATACCAGCTCTCCCTGTTTCTAAACCTTTAAATATTTTTTTTGCTGAAACTTTATTTGCTTTTATATTATGATTAAAATCTCTAAAATTAACTCCAGACATTGCTTGAGAAACTCTTAACATCACATTTGCTCTTTCAGAGTTTGTTAGGTTTTCTACCTCACCTAAAACTTTTACAAGTCCTTTATAATCTCCTTTGTTAAATAAAGATTTAATTTTTTTGTTACCTAGAACAAGATTCATATTTTCAATTGTTTTAGGATCAATAGAAGGTGAGTCTATATACGTCTTAACTTTTTTTGCTAAAGCAGCATTATCTTTTACATAATTAACTTTTTGAACTGATTTTTTACCATCACCTAAATCTATTAAAGTATCAAATTGTTTGGGTTCTAAAGTATCAAATAAAAATTTTTTAAGAAATAAATTTTTTCTACCTTTTGATGCATCTTTTTCTCCTATAGTTTTCATTATAGCATTATTAATAAAATTACTTTCTGCCTTAGTAACAGGACCGTACTGCCTTTTTTCGTAAATAGGAAAATTATATTTTTTAGAAAACTCTTTTGTGGTAATATATCCTTTTGGTGGTTTTTCTCTTTTTTGTTCATTAAAATATGAATCTAATAAATCTGATTTTTTACCACCTAATTCATTCCAATCTTTTTTATAGAATCTAGAGTTAGAATTATTTTTATGAGTTTTGTTGTACCATTTTTTTTGATCTGTATTTAAACCTAAAACTCTTTTACCTTTATAAGTTTCATAAATTCTTTCACCTTTTTTAACTTGTTGTTTTCTTTCCTCTGGTGAATAGTCACTAGCATACCCAGGTCTAGATCCATCAGCACTGGGTTGCACTAACATACCACCCCCGGCCATTGGATTACGGTTTTCAAAATCAATGATAGCTTGTCTTTCTAATGCTCTTTCTGGTCTACCTATTTTATCTGATGTTGTGAGAACACCAGATAAGTCTATACCTTGTTGTTCTTTTACAAGTTCTATAAATTCATCTAATTCCATTACTCACCTAACATTCTAGCGATACCGCCTGATGCGAAGTCATCTGGTTCTGGAACATAATCGCCTTGTCTATTAACAATATATTCACTTTGAGCATCAAGGTCACCTTCATTTAATTTTTTAACTTTGTCTTTTCTTTTTTTAGATTCTACAAATTCTTTTAAAGTTTGTTTTTGACCTGTTGCATATTCTTTTAATGCAGAGACATCAGAATCTAGATCTTTAATACTTGAGCCACCAACTGGTTCTGCGTCTATGAAATAATCATCAGGGCCATCTGGTTTACTAGCAAAACCAGACTCTGTGACTTCAAACTCACTTGATGCTTGAGGTGCTCCTTCATCAGGTGGAGTTCTTTTGTAAGAAAGATCAACTTGTTCTTCCATCATATTATTTGGGCTGTTGAATTCAACTCTAACAGAATCAGTGTTAAGATCTTGGTAAACTGTTACCTCGTCAGTATTATTTATTTTTTTAGTGTGTACGACTTCTCTTTCAACAGTTGCTAATTTTTTAGTTACATCATCGCCTTCGATGATAACTTTGTTTACCAATGCATCAAACCATTCTGGTTTACCGGGCACGTCTCCTGTCTTGATTATCGGAACGTTCTTGACACCTTTAACTGTTTTCAATGGTTTAATAATTTTACCGATAATAGGTATCGATGCAAAACCTGCTAAAAATTTTAGAAACGTTCTTCTGTTCATACCATCTTTCAGACCGATACGACCACCGTCAGCGTTCAGATCTCTTTTCTTTTTGCCACCTGTCTCCATGTTCTTTAACACGTTTTCTAATTCTAAAATTCCTTCGTCTGTAAGTTTTGGTGTATCTTTAAATTTACCAGCCATATCCTCCGCTAGTCTTGACATAGTTGTAGCCATTTCTTCAGCTATACCTCTATCTATACCTTTTTTAACCATGTCTTCTATCATTTCATTTTTAAGTTTAATTTGACTAGTGTCAGCTTTTTTTATATTTTTAGCTGCACTCAACATATCTTTTACTAATTGAACTCTGTCTTCACCCATCTTGCTTTGAAAATTTTTAACCGTGTCACTTGCTAAGATACCTTCTTTGATATTAACTTTTCCTTGAAGTTTAGGATCGTTTAACATTGCATTTAAAGATTTTGGATTTACCATTTTTAAAACGTCAGAAGGTTTTTTAACTACGTCACTTTTTTTACCCATGTAGTTTAACATAGTTCTTAATGTTGCAAGACCTTTTGGAAGTGGACTGCCCATAAAGAAACCAGCACGACCGCCTTTTGCAAACTGTTTTTTAAACATTATGTTTGCGTCTCCCTCTTTATTAATACCAAAATCAAAAGAAGTATTATCTCCAATTTCTTTTTTATATTTAAGTTGCGGATCTAGTTTTTTTGTTTTTATTAAATTTTCAAGATCTTGTGTGATACTAAAATTAGTAAGTACATCTCTTAATTTATCTTCATCAAGGTATTCTAAACCTATTTCATCTCCAATTACTGGTTTAAATCCTTTGTATCCTTCTTTAAGCTTTGCTAGTCTTTTAAGAATAGATGGACTTATATTACTCATCAAACCAGATTTAAATGTGTTGTCAAAAAAAGTTGTATCTGGTGTTGTGTTGTTTGTTGAAAAAGGTGGTGGGTTATTATTTCCACCGCCACCGCCTCCTGTTGTTGGAGTAGCACCATCAAATGTTGGACCTTGTCCACCACTTAAATTAAAACCACCTACTGGATCTTTTCTGCCTGGTCTAGTTGAACCTGCAGATTTACTAAAAGATTCTGTTGCTGCATCCGCTCCACCTTTTAAACCAATACGTCCACCATCTGCTTTGTCATCTCGCATTTTATTTTTTAATTCTTCTATTTTATTTATTAGTACATTTGCTCTTTCTCTAAAATCAGGATTGTTTGGATTTAGATTACCTAACTTTGTTTCTGTTCTAATAATTTCTTTTTTGATTTCTGACATGTTTGTTGTGTCATAGTCCTCAATACCGTAAACGTCTTCTCTGTTTTTTCTATCTATAATTTTTTGAACAGAATCTTTGTTTCCTTTTTCTAATCTTGCTTTGATGGCTGCATCTGTTTCATACTCCATGCCAGCAAGACCTTTTTTATTAGGCACAGACATCAAACTTCCCGTAGTATTTTTAACTTCTTTACCACCCATAATTTGTGATCCTTTTGGTATTTCTTTACCTTGCATATCAAATACTTTTGCTGACTCTGCGTTTCTGATTCCTGATACATCTGTGTTTCTTATGGCTTGTGCTTCAGCAGCTTTTATTTGATTTAAAATATTTTTTAATTGCTCTTCACTCTTGATAGCATTTGGATCAATGCCATTACGCATCAACAGATCTTCTAACATCCTTCCTTGAAATTCTACTTTTTTAGGATCTTTTAGTGTGATCATGATGCCATCATCTGCACGACCGGCTACCATTTTAGCGATAAAGTTTCTAATGATTGACTTCATTAATAATAATTCCTTTTAATTTTCTCGACGTTTTCATCAACGTAATCTTCAGGGTGTTGTATTAACCCACCTTGTCTGAATCGCATGATAGCTTGGGTGGTTGAGTCCACAAGGTCATCATGATCTCCATACGGAAATGCAGCGCATTCTTCCATGACGTCATCTGCAAATTTCTGCTCCGGAGCCCATATCATACCAGATTCAAATAAAGGTGCAACAGCATTTACACGTGAATGTTTATCGTTTCCTTTTGATGGTGTGAAGTTAACAACGGGTATATCCATCTGTCTAAGCTCGTATGTAAGTGGTAAACCCGATGCTTTTGCCTCGATTATAACAGATTCAGGTTGCCAATATTTATATTGCTCTAACGCAAGTCTACGTAATTCAGGAAACTCATACCGTCCTTTGATTGCATCAAGTAACATTAAATTAGCTGGTTCGTCCTCGCTTGGATAGAATACACCCCACGTAGTAATAGCAGAGTAGTCTGCTGTTTCTTTTTTTAAAAAAGCTGTATCATAAGATTGTATTACATGATGTAGTGTTGGTATCCAATCGTTTGGCCATACTCTCCACCACTCACGTTTTAAGATTGCTCCCTCTTCAGCTGTTGGATTTTGCATCCACTGTGCATTCCATTTACCCGTGGGTAGTGTTGCTTGGACCTTTTCTAATTCATCTAACTTCCAATACTCAGGCCAGACAGGTTTAGCTTTCTTTGTTCCGTGGTCCATGATTGCCGGAAACTCGACCACGTGCCATTGATCAGCTTTCGCTTCTTTCTGGTTGTTAATTAATTTTGCTGTAAGATCTTTATTAGACCATCTTGTCATAACTAAAACAATTTTACCACCTGGTTGCAGACGCTGACGTGGACCTGACGTGTACCATTCGTACGCTGATTCAAGAGCCGTGGGCGATAGTGCATCTTGCTCGGAATGTGGATCATCGATAATTAATAAGTCAGCACCCCGACCGGTGATGGCACCGCCTACTCCAGCTGCAAAGTATTCTCCGCCTTGTGCTGTTTCCCACCTACCAGCGGCCTTGCTATCTTCTTGTAAAGTTGTTTTAAAAATTTTTGCATAATCTTCTGAGTCGATTAAATTCTTAGCTTT